AAGTACGTTGATCCCGATGCGGACAAGATGTACGACATGATTCGGGGGGTATGGAAAAGCCGTTTCGGAAAAGCCCTGCCCGATGACACTGTGATGGCTGTCAGGAAGATACGTAAGGCGGGGGGTGATCCATATTTCGACGTCACCCAGAAAAGCCACGTGTACAAGGGGGTTCAGGATATTCTGGCCAGTCATAAGGGAAGTTACAAGAACCTAGACGAACTGGACGAAGCCCTAAAAGGGATGCCCGGATATAGAGGGACTGGGACAGATGGTGTAATATTCCAGTTTTCCCCTGAAGGAAAGAGTGGTTATGTTGAAGGGGGTGTAAACGCCATCGTGAAGTTTCTCCCTGATCGACGGGCTATCATAAGAATTACTGATGAACAGGATATACTAGGCGTGACACCAGCCGGATATAACAGGTTGGTAAGTGTATTTGAGCCCCGTATTGTGAATGCCGTTAAATACGAACAGGTGGGTACAAAGGCTGAAGATGTCGGGACTGTGGCTGCAAGAGTGCAATCTAAACTTGCTGCGGAAGCAGACAGGGTAAAAGTAGAGGCACCGGCGACAGGAGCAGCCAAGGCAGGAACACAGGTACAACATCCTCTGAGTAAGGATCAATTGAGAATGGCACAGGAAATTCTGGGCTACGACGTAGACCCGGATTGGTTAAGTTACATGGTTAGAGTGGGTGGATTACCCGCTTTAGCAGGAGGAGGTTACGCAAGAGCGAGACAATGAGAACTGAGAAGCAAGAAATCTTCATAGAAAACTATTGTTTAACAGGAAATGCGGCTAAATCCGCAGAAGTTGCGGGATATTCAGCCCCGAAACAGCGTGGATATGAACTTAAAAATAAGTTTTCCAAGGAAATAGAGGATCGGACTAAGAAGATGATCCAAGATTGTGTTCCGGGCGCAGTGAATCAACTAAGAAATTTAGTGGATGCGGCGGAAAGTGAGTCTGTAAAACTAGGCGCGATCAAGGATATACTGGATCGGGCTGGATATAAGCCTACAGAGAAGGTTCAGCAGGAGGTTTCCCACGTAGAACAAGCCTCTCTCGATGAACTTCGTAGAGAACTTGAGGCCTTAACTGGCTCATCTGACCCAGACAAGATTCCTGCCAGACTAAACTAATGGCCTTACAAGCCGCTCTGGAAAGGGCGGGGTTAGAGCAAGCGGTCGTTATCGCAAGGGAGATACGGCAACGTGAGAGATATAACAGGATCGACCTTTATGATCCATACCCATACCAAAGAAACTTTCATGCCACAGGAAATGATGCTAATCAACGACTTCTCATGGCTGCCAATCGGATTGGAAAGTCGTACTGCGGATCAGCAGAGATGTCCTACCATGTCACTGGACTATACCCAGCATGGTGGCAGGGCAGAAGGTATACACAGCCCATAACTGCTTGGGCTGGCGGAGTATCCAATGAAACTACTAGAGATATTGTCCAGCATGAACTACTGGGCTCTCCTGACGACCCGGAGGCTTTTGGGTCGGGGGCGATACCAAGAAGTTGTATAGTAAAAACAGAAAGAAAACCGGGAGTTCCAAACGCAAAAAGCGTCGCCCTTATTAGGCACGTAAGCGGTGGGAATTCTTCCCTGTTCTTCAAGGCCTACGAAATGGGTCAGGAGAAGTGGCAGGGGCGTTCGGTAGATTGTATCTGGCTGGACGAGGAGCCGCCGAGAGACATATACTCTCAGGCAGTAACAAGGACATTAGACAGGAGGGGGATGGTTTATATGACCTTCACCCCGGAACATGGGATGACAGAGACTGTCGCCTCATTTATGAATAACCTCAAGTCGGGGCAGAGTTTAAATAACGCGACTTGGGACGATGCTTCTGAACGAATATTCTCTATGAATGGTGAACGGGGGCATTTAAACGAAGATGCAATGGAACAAATCCTTTCCTCCTATGCGCCCCATGAACGGGAGATGCGTAGATATGGAAGGCCGTCTATCGGGTCAGGTCTTGTATTCCCGCTAGGCGAAGAGAAGGTTATTACAGACCCCATAGATATAAAAAGTCATTGGCCGCGTATTGCAGCCATAGACTTTGGTTGGGATCATCCGACGGCCTTAGTTTGGTGTGCAATAGACAGGGACGAGGAAGTTTTCTATGTGTACGATTGTTATAGAGCATCAAAGGCTTCCCCAACAGTTCACGCTTCAGTAATCAAGTCAAGGCCGAGTTTTATTCCCATAGCCTACCCGCATGACGGAAATCGCAGGGATAGCATGGGGAATCCCGGTCTTGCCGACCAGTACAGAAATATGGGCTGTAATATGATGTTGGAGCATTTTACCAATCCCCCTGCTTTAGGGGAGAACAAGGGCAGTAACAGTATTGAAGAAGGCCTGATGGCCATGCTACAGGCTGTTGAGGCAGATAAGTTCAAGGTATTTTCTACCTTGTCCGATTGGTTTGAAGAGTTCAGAATGTACCACAGGAAAGATAACAAGGTGGTTCCTCTGCGGGACGATCTTATGTCTGCCACGCGATATGCCTTCCAATCCCAAAGATTTGGTGTGGCTGGAGAAGACCCCGCGTGGACGAAAGACGTTGAATACAGGAACTACGGAATTATTTAATGGCGAAAGAAAAAATCACTGAAGAAGAATTGGTATCCAGAATCAGGAGCGAAATTACAGACGCTCTTGGATATGGTGATACTATTTCGCGACAGCGTGAACAGGCTATGGAGTATTACTATAGTCAACCCTTCGGAAATGAAGTGGAGGGTCGGTCGCAGTATGTAGACTCTACCGTACAGGATACGATTGAGTGGATAAAGCCATCATTGATGCGTGTATTCGCCTCTGGTGACGAGATGGTGAAGTTTTCCCCGCATGGGCCAGAAGACGTAGCAATGGCAAATCAAGCCACAGACTACGTGAACTACGTGTTTACCAAGGATAATCCCGGTTGGGAAATCCTGTATTCGTGGTTCACAGATGCCCTGCTTTCCAAAAATGGTATCGTAAAGGTATGGTGGGATGAGTACACAGAGGAGCAGCGAGAGGAATATAGTGGCTTAGATGAACTAGGCTTTGAAGCCCTTATTACACAAGAGAGTGTAGAGGTTCTTGAGCATACAGAATACGAAGGCCCAGCAGAGGGTGGTTATGGTATGCAGCCAGCAGTGGATACTGGGGTTCCCGTAGAGCCCACAATGCTGCACGATGTGGTCATAAAGCGCGGTTCATATAATGGCAAGATAAAGATTGAGAATGTACCCCCCTCTGAATTCCTTATCAGCAGGGATGCAAAGAGTATTCAGGATGCTCGCTTTGTTTGTCATAGAGTGTATAAGACCTTATCCGAGTTAAGGGAGATGTATCCAGACGAAAACCTAGAGCCTGAAGACCTTGGTTCTGGTGAAGACGATGAGTTCTCGCTTTTCGGAGAAAGACAGGCCAGATTTGAATTTGATGACTCTTCTAATTTTAATCTTGGGGAATCACAGACAGAAGAGGCTTTAAGGCAGTATTGGCTGCATGAGTCCTTTTTCCAGACAGATTATAATGGTGACGGGATTACCGAACTTAGGAAGGTGTGTACAGTAGGGAACTACGTCCTACAGAATGATGAGATAGATTCGATCCCATTTGTTTCTGTTACACCAATAAAGATTCCCCACAAGTTCTTTGGCCTATCAGTTGCAGACCTAGTGATGGATTTACAGTTGATGAAGTCCACGTTGATGCGTAACTTGATGGATAATATGTACAACCAGAACTTCGGTAGGTACGCCGTACTAGAGGGGGCCGCTAATTTAGACGACCTCCTTACACAGCGTCCGGGTGGTGTGGTTCGGGTGAAATCCCCCAATGCTATCACCCCCTTGGTTACCCCCCCGTTAGAACCTTACTCCTTCCAGATGCTCAATTATCTTGACGAGGTAAGGGAGTCTAGGGCGGGTGTGTCTAGGATGTCTCAGGGGCTGAATGAAAATGCCTTAACATCCCACACTACGGCTACTGCCGTTAATGCGGTTATGGGAGCGGCAAATAGCAGGATTGAATTGATCGCCAGAAACTTTGCGGAAACTGGGGT